CAACTTCATGATCGTCCATCCCTCTGCTGTCATGCAGGCTGTCCAGCTTGCCAATCCTCGCATCTTCAGCCCCGACGTTGTGCAGGAGGCTCAGGCTTGGATGTATGACTTCCGTCAGTATCACGGCGCGTGGGTCAAGCACCAGAAGACCAACGGTATCTATGTGAACGCCCCCGCCGCTACCTGATATGGCGATTCGCATTAACCCTGACGGCTCGATGACCGTTGGCATCCTTGATGACGAGCAAAAGCAAGAAGTCAAGGACGATAAGCCAAAGAAGGGCAAAGCTAAAGACAAAGGGGATGGTTAACCCATCCCCACAGGCAAAGGTGCTGATCGGATGACAAACGCGCAAAAGATCGAAATACTGGAGACTTTGCTTGCTGACAGTGGAGAAGTCCCCGGCGTCAACACGCTTAACTCCTATCTGCTTGTGTCTGAACATGAGATCCTCGCGTGGATGTACCACCTGATCGGTGGCGTCCCTGATGGTGTGACTGAGGTTCCGACGAAGTACGACGGGACGCAGATTTACGCCGTAATCGCTGGCTACACACACGCTGGTGCGGAGGGTCAGTCCACGCACATCGAAAACGGGGTCCATCGCGTATTCAACTATGATGATATGCTGGGGTACATCCACAATCATGTTCTCCCGTATGTGAGAGTTGGTGCTGTTACTTGAGGACTCTACAGCGTAACAGACGGCCCGTAGCATATGCGTTCTACGACGGCGTGACGGAACTGAGGGACGAGGACGGGAACCTGACAGGGGAGTACGAAGTGCAGTACACGGCCCCTGTTAAGGCCATGATGAACGTCTCTGGCGGGAGAGGCCAAGCGGACATCGCCCTATTCGGACTCACGCAGACGTTTGCGCGAACGGCGACAACGGAGGACCTAAAGACCCCGTTCAACACGCAGACAGTGTTCTGGGTAGAGAAGGACCCACCTGAGCCGTTTGACTACCGAGTTGTGGCTGTGTCTCGCACGATCAACCAAGTGGTACTTGCGCTTGCGGAGGTCGAGACGAATGAGAACGATAACCATTGAGCTATCGCCAGAGTCTTGCAACAAAGCGATCAAGGAACTGAAAGAGTACCAAAAGCGCATAAAGCCAAAACTGGATGAAGTGTGCAGACGATTGGCTGAGATCGGGTGCGCGGCAGCTAACCAGCGCTATGCGGAAGCCAGTGCTGACTCTGCTGAAACCGGAAACGGCGGCGTAACTGCTGTCGTTCTTCCTCTCGATAGCGGGAACGGCTACAAGATTTTCGCGCAAGGCGAGGATGTGTACTTCATCGAGTTTGGCACTGGTAACAGCGCCGGTATGTTCTACGGCGAGGGGTTGCCCGTGACAAGCGTACCTGTGTATCCGGGTTCCTATTCCGAGCATAACTCTGGTATGTATGCCAAGTGGGGCTATTGGTTTTATCAGGGCAAAATCATGTCCTCCACTCCGGCCTATATGCCTATGTACTACGCTGGTAAGGCTATCCGAGAGAATGAGAAGAGAGTCGTGCGGGAGGTGTTTGGAAAATGAATTACAGTCGGAATGCGATTTACACGCGCATCGTGAACGCAGTAAAGGCTGAGTATCCCAACACTTACTGTACGTCCCGCATGGTTGCGTCCCCGGCACAGTTCCCGGCCTGTTACATCCACGAAATTGATAACAGCCGCCCTCTGCAAAACACGCAGTTGGATTTTGAAGATGTCCAGTACGAAAGCGTGTTTGAGGTACAGGTTGTAAGCAATCACGCAAGCACTGCCGCGAGTGAAGCCTACGCCATCATGGAGTTGGCGAAAGCGGCGTTTAGTGGACTGTTCTACCGCAGATTTTCGGAGACGAACATCGACACGGGGGACACGTTCACACTCATCGCACGTTTCCGCAGAGTGATCGGCGGCGGCGATACGATGCCAAATACTTAAACAAGGAGAAATGCTAAATGGCTGCGAATGCTGTTTCTACTGCCGGTATGCTCGTCAAGTATGCTGTGGAAGCGACTGCCGGTACTCGGCCCACTTCTGGCTTCACGACCATCCCCGGCGTTAAGGCCATCCCCGCAATCTTCAACGACCCGAATATGCTCCAGTCCACTCCTCTGAGCGCGACCAAGAACCACACCTATATTCGCGGTCTGGACGATAGCGGCGGCGCGATCCAGCTCACGGTTAACGACTACGATGCATTCCGCACTGCGTGGGAAACCTGCGTGAGTGCGTATGCCGCTCTGACCGATGACAAGAAGATGTGGTTCGAGATCGCCTATCAGGACGGTTCCGAGCTGGATTCTTTCTACTTCCCCGGCGAACCTATGCCTCTGGGCTTTGGCGGTGCTGACGTTGACTCCGTGCTGGAGAACAACATGAACATCGCCCCCCAGGGTGACTACGAATTCGCTGCGGCTTCCACCTGATAGAATATAACGGGGCGGCACTATACCGCCCCGACATCGTATAAGGAGACTGAGTATGAGTAAAGAAAAGAAAGTTACCCCCATCGTATTCAAGGGCGAGGGTGATTTTGAGGGACGAGAGTTTACGCTTGATTACACGCGCAAGACCGTGGTCAAGGCTGAGAGAGCTGGGCTGAACATCAACGAGACGGAAAGCAAGCCCATGACGATGGTGTACCTCATGTTCTGGGGCGCGTTCCTCGCGCATCACCCGCACATGACGCAAGAGCAGACGGACAAGATTCTGGACGAGCAGTTTGGCGGCATCGAGGGTCTGGCGTCCGTGAAGAACGAAAACGGCGAGACGATGATCGAGCATCTGGGCAAGCTGTACTCTGCTCCGTTCTCTACTCTGGCTCCTGACGATGAGGGGGAAGCAAACCCTCCCAAGGTGACGGTGCGATTCTGACGGAGGAACCGGAAGAACCACCGTCTACATACGAAGAAATCTTTGAGGAGGCTTTTCCGCAATACCTCGTTATGGGAATGACATACGAACAGTATTGGGAACAGTCTCCTTATTTAGTTGTTGCTTACCGAAAAGCTTACCGTCTGAGACGCGAGATGGAAAACGAACAGGCGTGGCTCCAAGGGCTATACAACTTCGATGCACTTTCCGCTTGTTTAGCTAACGTTTTCTCAAAGCGCGGTGCAAAGAAGCAAATGTATATAGACAAACCGATTGACATTTTCCCGCTGACTGAACGAGAGAAAAAACGTAGAGAAGCGGAAGAGCAGAAGAAGATGCAACAGGCTATGGAATCTATGATTCGGAAGCAACAGCGCGAGAAGAAATCCAAAGGGTGATTAAATGGCAGATACGCTGGAAAGCCTTGAAATACAAGTAAGACATAGCGCATCTGGCGCGGCAGACGAGATCAACAGGGTCGTAGGTGCTGTTAGAAGTTTGAGCAGAGCCTTAACGGCAGCTTTGCCGAAACTGCAACAGTACAATAGCCTGATGGGGAGCATGGCGGGGAATGCGTCAGCCAATGTCAATGTTAACCCTACCGCTCAAATCGTGGAGGCGCTCAACAATTTAAGCCGTGCGGCGAACAGAGCGCAAAGTGCAACAAGCAATACTGCGAGGGGTGTAAGGACTCTTACAAAAGAAGCCAAGAAGAGCAAAGGTCCACTTGATAATTTCATAGCCTCGCTTAAGCGGATTGCCTACTACCGTTTGATACGTTCGATAATCAAAGCGATTACGAAAGCGTTCACGGAGGGCCTTGAGAAAGCTTACCTGTTCTCTCAGCAGATGACCACCGGAAGCGCGAGGTTCGCCCAGTCGCTCGACAGGATAAAGGCGGAAACGAACCAAATGCGTGGGCAGATCGGCTCTGCGTTCATCTCTCTGCTTGCAGCAATTGAGCCTGTACTTATCAGGCTTGCGGACCTCGTTACAAAGGTTGCTGACACGTTCGCTCAACTGTTCGCGGCGTTCACCGGAACGACATATCTCCGGGCTGGACAGACCGTGTCGCGCTGGGCAGATGATACCAACCGAGGCGCGGCTGCTGCTAGGGAGTGGAAGAACCAGCTCCTCGGATTCGACGAGATCAACCGGCTGAACGAACCGTCAAGCAGCGGAAGAAACAGTGACAATCCGCTCGAAGGGTACACGATGCAGGACACCCCGATTAACGAGGTGTATCTGAGAATTGTGCAGACTCTCCGCGACCTTGTAAACTCGATAGACTTTGAGCCTCTCAGGAAGTCGTGGGCGCGTTTGACTGAGAGCGTTAAAGAGTTTAGCAACGTGGTGCTTAAGTATCTCAAAGAGGCTTGGGATAAAGTGCTGACGCCGCTGGCGAAGTGGACGTTTGAGAAGCTGCTTCCCGTTACTATCACTCTGGTAGCCGCTGCGTTTGGCTTCTTGGCAAAGGTGCTGAAACGGTTAGAGCCTCTGGCGACGTGGCTGTGGGAAAACTTTTTACAGCCTATCGCATCCTGGACTGGCGATGCCATCACGTCTGCACTTCAAGACCTGACTGACGTCCTCGAAAAGCTGGGAGACGTTCTCGACGGCAATGTGTCGCTGGAAGAGTTCATCAACAGCTTGAGCAACAGCGAAAAGTATATGCTCGGTTTCTCTGCTGGGCTTATTATCTTCGGCGCTACGCTTGCGGCTGTGAACATCGGGAAAGCCATCGCCACGTTCTTGACTCTCCCGCTCGTCAAGTTCGCCCTCGTTGCATTTTTCGCTTATGCAGGATTCAAGACTCTCAGCGATGGGATTGAGATATTCAGAGATTCCGGGGAGATGATGGGAGAAGCTGCAACCAAAATCGCGGCTGGTGCGGCTTCTATCCTGCTTGCAATTGGCCTCCTTGGCGCTCCGATGGCGTTTATCCCGGCGCTTGTTCTTGGTGGTATCGCGTTCATCGAGTCTAAGTGGGACACAATCCCGGAACATATCAGAGGGGTCATTACCGAGATCGAGGAAGCCGTCGCAATGGCTTTGCTGGCTTGCGGAGCGATAATCGCCTTTTCCGGTGTAAACATTCCTCTCGGCATAGCACTGATGGCTGGCGGGTTCGCCTTGTCACAACACGCAAACTTGCACTGGGGGTCTTTGAGCGACGATGTAAAGCAAGTGATCGTAGACGTTGAAAAGATTGTCAGCGAAGCGCTTCTTGTAGTGGGCGCTATCCTTACTTTCAGCGGCAATCTCGCTGTTGGCATCCCGATTCTGGCTGCTGGGGCAATTGGCCTTGCCATTTCCAACTCTCATGAGTCTGGGTCGGTAAGGGAAATGATAAGCAAAACTTTAGCAGACATTTTTGCTATTGGCGGAATGCTTTTGGTCGGAATGGGCCTCATTCTCCTGTTTACGGGGAACATCCCGCTTGGTCTTACGCTACTGGTTGGCGGCATTGCGGCTATGGGCATTGGCGGAATGGCTGGCGGCAGTAACCCGCTACTCGAAATGGTTCAAGGTTGTTTGGACGCAATCTGGGCTGCGTTCACTGGATGGATAAACACGTTGGAATCAGCCGTAGACGATGCCATTAACAGAATAAGGAACTGGCTTGGCCTTGACGCGCCCGGTGGACCGATAAATCATCACAGCGGTAGTTTCGCAAGTGGTGGCTTCCCGAACGAGGGTGAGATGTTCATCGCCCGTGAGGCTGGCCCCGAAATGGTGGGAGCCATCGGAGGCCGTACAGCGGTCGCCAACAACGACCAGATCGTTGAGTCAATTCGCCTCGGTGTGTACGACGCTGTGTCTGCCGCCATGACTCAGAACTCCAGCAGCGGTAGGCAGGACATCCGAATCTATCTTGACAGTCGTGAAATCAAGGCCGGTCAGCAACGGCTCAATCGTGCGTGGGGGGTGTGATGTTTGACGGTTGAAATCAATAACGCCTATACGAACCAGTGGGTGGACATCACGCCCTACATTGCGTGGCAAGGGCTTACCTTCTCCCGGAACGACGTGGACGGCCCGGAAGCCGGGAGGGATATGAAGGGCTACCTCCACAGGGGCCGTGTGGCTACCAAAGAGAAGATGGAGGTAAAGACGGTCCCGCTCACCAGAGCGCAGTCCGCGATGATTCAAAGCCTCCTGATGCCCGAGACGTTCTATGTGCGCGTCAATCCGTACCCGCGCACCAACGGCCCGTACATGATGCAGATGTACTCGAACAATGTGAAGATGTCGTACCTGATCCACCGCGGAAACGGTGAGGATCTGCAAACCTTATCGTTCCCGCTTGTGGAGAACTGAGGTGGTCAGGTGCAACAGACATCAGCTCTTTACAAAGAGATTTGGGCGAATCCCAACCACTGGTCGGAAGTAAAGGTCAACATCAATGGCGTTGATTACGACGAGCATGACCTGATGACGGTTAGAATTAAGTCCGACGCGTTCAGTGCCAACACGTTGACCATCGGAGCCGCCCCTGTGGCAAGCTGCCATGTTGACCTCATTTCCGACACGATGACGGGGAACGACCTGAGTGGTTTGATTCCAGCCGGTGCGAAGATCGTCATTTATGAACGTCTGCATGGTATTACATCTGGGCAGGCTGAACAGGTAAGCGAATGGCTGGTACAGGGCAATTTCTACGTCGATTACCGTGAGAACATGGCTGGGACCGGGCAGCTTGGTTTGGACGGGCTGGACGCTCTTGCGAAAGCGGATGCGGCATACCCGGCTGTTGAGCACGAATGGCCCTACGCAGACATCGACGTGGTGCGCGAGATTGCCGCTGAGATCGGTGTGGAACTGGACCCTGTGACAGTTTCAGTCGTATGGCGTAGATACCCTGTAGCAATCCCGACCGACTACACCATGCGCGAGGTGCTGGGGCATATCGCGGCGATGTACGCCGGGAACTTCATCATAACGAAAGACGAAAAGCTTCTTCTGCTTCAAATCAGTTCGCTACCAGCTGAGTCGAATCTGCTTATCAACAACGCAGGAGATTTCATAAGTGTTGGAGGTGACAGGATCATTGTCTAACCGTGGGAAACTCTATCTGGGAAACAATGTAAATACCTTCAACGTACTGCCACAGGCCGGTAACGTCGTGTGCGTCCGACTGTGGGTGGACGATGCGAACTATGTACAGTCCCCGGCAGACTTTGATGAGAGCACACAGGGGATTGTCGTTGAAGCTGATTGCCCGTATGCGTACCAAGCGGTTGCCGATGCTGTCCTTACCTCCCTCCAGTCCACGAACTACAGTCCGTATGTGGCTGACGTAGCTGAGATCGAACCGGCAGCGGAGATCGGGGACGGCCTGACATCCAACGGGGTCTACTCCGGGATCTACACGTTCAGCAAGAACTTTTCCCGTCGCTCTGTGGCGGACGTTTCTGCTCCGGTGAACACGGAAACCCAGCACGAATTCCAGTACACGGATGCTGACGAACGCCGCTTCATGCGACAGGCCAAACAAGTCAGCGAGATGGGTTCCGAACTGGCGTTGAAGATGGACAAAATTTACGCACAGGTCACCGGATCTGGGCAGACTTTCGGCTGGGAACTGACAAGCACAGGGATGAACTGGAAGTCGAACGGGAACGTGGTGATGAGCCTCACGCCGTCAGGGTTACAGATTAACGGTTCCCTGTACGCACAGGCTGTCATCACGGGGTCCATCAACCTTGGCGGTGATACCATCGACGCTGGCACTCTTCGCTCTGGCGCTCAGTGGCCGTTTAACAGTTATAACAGTAGCTACACGAATGGCGGGTATAGCCTGACTGGTGGCGGGTATGGGTTCAATTTCAACACGGCATCAACGCAATACACAACGTCATATCCGAGTTACTTTCGCTGCGGGATGCTACAACTAAGTGATAACAGCGTTTTCAGCAGTTCTATAAGAGTAACGATAAACGGCACACCATATCGTCTGATTGGCTTTGCGACTACTTAAGGAGGCTGTAATGGTACGAATTGCCGGGATGACATTTGATACAGACATCGAAATAAATGGTGAGACTGTCGAGGCCACCATCCCAAACGAATATGATTTATCTGACGAACAGGTCGAAACGCTCAAGAATGCCAAGAAGCTTGAGCGCCTGGACATGAACTACGGGAAAGAAGTCGGCGTTCTGGCTTCGTATAACCTGATAGATTGGCGAAAGGTAGAGAAGGAACGGTACGGTATGAGGTTTGGCTGGCAGACCTATCGCACAACGGACGTTGACCAGCTCAAGCAGGACAACGAGGATCTGACTCAGGCGCTCCTTGAACTGGCTGAGATTGTAGGAGGCGACAATGGTTAAACTGTATGTAAAGCGAATCAAGGCTGGCCTTATGACGTTAGACGAGGTTCCCGCTCGTTGGCATGAGGAAGTGAGGGCGGAGCTTGAAGAGTAACGTGTTTACGATTCTGCGGCAAATGCTATCTACCGTCACGGTCAACGGCGAGGAGAACATTACGAAGATGAACGGCATCTTTGGAATCCTGCGCGAACTGGAGAAAGCCGCAAATGAGAAAGAGCTGGGAGGAGATGATGGCGATGGCGGACAAGGCGATTAACGACCTTACTCTGGCAACAGAAATCTACCAGAACGATTATTTCCTCCTCCAGCAGAACGGAACTGCCAAGAAGCTGGCTGGCAGTACGCTAACGCAATTTGTCACGCGAGACGTGGTGGACATCAATGTTGAGACGATCCCGTATGACGGGACGCCGCAAAGCACCTATGATCCGGATACGCACACGCTTTATATGCAAGTGCAGAGAGGCCCTGGAATTCAGTCGATTGAGCTGACGAGCAGTGAGGACGTTACAGATACCTACACTGTCACCACGCAGGATGGCGAGGTCGCTGGCACGTTCACGGTAACGAACGGTGCTGGGCGAGTAAACTCCGTTATGGGCATCACACCGATTGCTGGTGACATTCAAGCAGATTCGCTTCTCAGAAAAATATATCCGGTTGGATGCATCTTCCTAACGACCGACCAGCGAAGCCCAAACGCCATCCTTGGCGTTAACTGGAGCTGGCTCCAGATCGATGGGAGATTCCTGTATGCTGGAGGAGCAGGGGAAACTCCAGGGTTGACTGGAGGAAGCGCGACGCACACGTTGACTGTGTCCGAACTGCCGTCGCATAATCACGCTCCTTTTGCGACAACAGATGGGGGTGCGCTTGACGCATACTGGCCAACCGGTGGCTCTAATACTGCATACTCTTACAATGGCGTTTCTTCAAGCGCGGCAATGCCAATTAAGACAGGGAACACGGGCGGTGGCGAAGCTTTCAGCATCATGCCCCCGTACTTCACTGTCAAAGCATGGATTCGACAGCAATAAAAGGGTGATTGAATGAATATTACAACTGTAACATTCTCGTCAAAGACCGAAACCTACGGTCTTGCGGCTCCTGCCCTGTGGCAGTATGACTACGGTCAGGTTCTCAAAATCGAAGGTCTTGACCTTCCGACTGCCTATCAGGTCGAGTTTGCAAACAGCGCGAACGCTGGCCAGACCATCACCGAGGTCGGCAACGCGGACGGCGTCTCCATCCCAGACTCTCTGCTGGAAACCGGCAAGAACGTATACGCCTTTGTCTTTTTGCACGACGAAGAAACGGACGGCGAGACGGAATACAAGATTACCATTCTTGTCAATCCGCGCCCGTCCAGACCTAATGACACTCCAACCCCGGAGCAGCAGAGCGCCATCGACCAGGCTATCGCCGCGCTCAATGACGCGGTGGAACGGACGGACGCCAGCGCCACAGCGGCGGCGGGGAGTGCTACGTCGGCGGCTGGAAGCGCGGCGGCGGCTACTGATTCTGCTGAAGACGCAGCGGAGAGCGAGGGCAACGCTGCGGACAGTGAGCGCAACGCTGCGGCAAGCGCGACTGCGGCTGGGAACAGCGCGACAGCTGCAAACAACGCCGCGATTCGCGCAAGAGAGTCGAGCGAGACAGCATCGCTTTTGGCTGACGAGGCGATTGCGGCAGCATCTCAGGCGAGAACGTCTGCTGCGGCAGCGGCTCAGTCCGCGACCAATGCGGCAAACAGCGCGACGGCGGCTGCGGCGTCTGCTGCCCATGCGGACGAGACGGCTGAGTCTATGGACATCCAAGCGGGAATTGTCATTGAGAAAGCACTACAGGTTGCGCTGGATAAACAAGCTACAGCGGTGTCGGCTGCGGCAGCGGCGGAGAGTGAGACGAACGCAGCGGCGAGTGCGACGGCGGCGGCGGCTTCCGAGGCTGAGGCGCAGCGGATCGAGGCGGCGTTGGAGCCGCTGGACGGGATCGCGGAGCGCGTCGAGACGCTGGAGGAGGAGCTGGGCTTTGCCCTCTACCCGGCGTGGGAGCAGGGGCGGTTCACGTCCTACGGCTATCAGGCGGCCAGCAATCCGAATTACAAGCGCTCCGAAAAGCTCCCGGCTGGCTCTT